TCAGCGCCGAATTCATTTCCTTCTTTAATTTCATAATATTTCGAAAGTACTTCACCGATTTCATCATAAGTAGACTCCATTCTTTGTTGTAGTGTGTGAACTTCACTTAATGTTTTTTGAAAAACTTTAAATGACTCGTTCATTGATTTCATATGTCTGTTAACAGTAACTCTATCAAACCAATCACCCGTTTCTTCGAGTGTTACTTTGTTTGCATTCTCAACAATGTTCTTAATTGCGCCATATGTTTCCATAAGGTCACCATTACGATAAATTGTTTCACCAAATTTCTTATATGCAGATACGGCTTCAAGAAATGCTCTTTTTTCTTCTGAAGTCATTTTCTTTTCTTGCTCTTCTTCACCAATGTTTACTCTTTTGTAAGACTTTGATGATTCGTTAAGTAAATCTTTTAATTTCATAATATATCCCTAATCTAAAAACATTCACAATAGCCACCAACTTCACAGATGATGTCTCTCATAATGTCTTGTGCTTTATTATACTTATAAGTATCTTGTTTTCTACTAATACCTTCATTTATAACACCTTCATTCTTTGGCGACATAAATGCCCCATGAGTTGATGGGTTAGATACAAAGTCCCAACAAATTAATTCAAAGTCTTGTTCTACTGCAACAGTCCCATCTTCACTTATCTGTTTTACAGAACCCATACCTCTTGAAGAGATACCAACAGTACAACCTGCTTTTATAATTTCTTGTAATATTTTTCCTGATGGTGTATTTAGAATTTCTACTGTTCCGATTACATCATCACCTCTCCACTTTACATTTCTTACAATGTGTGAAGTGTTTTTTAATTCAACTACTGATGATTCTGGATGGTCTAATTCACCATACGCTCTATTCTCTGCGATTTCTTTTCCTAAGTACTTAGTAACTTCTCTTCTTAATATATCTTTTGGATATACTCGTCCATTTTGGTTTTTAGCGTTTGCTCTTTGTAAAACACCATCTACCAGAAATCTACCATGTTCAGATTTAGCCTCTGCCAACATAGTAGGAGTTACTTCAAATATCATTGTATCAATTAAAAGTGATTTCATCTAACCTTCCCATTGTTTTTTCTTACGATATAAATCAAAGAATACTCTGGCTAATTCATGACGAATTAACTTTCGTATTTGTTGGATATCTGTGATTTCCAACTCCTCTTTCAAGGTCACCTTTTTATTTTCACACCCACAAGACATATTAAGCACTCAATTCTTTTAATTGTCGTGCAACTTTTAACATTCTTTCAGAAATCTTACCAAATCTTTTTTGAGTAGACTTCCAATACTGACCAGTATGTACACCCGTTTCAGTTTTTAGTTTAGAGTTCTGATTTACAATCTTTGTAATTTCCCACATCAATCTATTAATCTCTTTAATTGAAGTATTTACTTTTTGATGAGCTTTCATAGAGTCATCTCGTTTGTAATCACGATAACTAGCCTCAACTATTTTTTCTAACTTAGCTTCAATCTTACTAACAGATTCTAATTTCTTAATATTCTTGTTTGACTTCTTAGATTTCTTGTACCCAAATACTTCTATGTGGTCATTGTCCATATCGTCCTCACTTTTTGCAAACGCATAAGGAGTTTTTGGTGGACCTGCGCCACCATCTAAATTACCTGTAACATTGGCTTCATCTTTAGTTTCTTCTTCCTCTTCTTCTTGTCCAAGTAGAACAGTTTTCTTTTCTTCCAATTCCTCGAATCTTTTATCGAGTTGTTCAAGTAAAAATTTAGACATTTATCTTCTCCTTAATTCGTCAAGTAATTGATTATATCTTAATAGAGCTAATATTTGATTTTCGTTAACTACTTTATGCTTAGTTAACTCTTTTATAAGATTTATTGTTTCATTAAGTTTAATATTAGTAACTTTATCGGAAATCTTAATAGATTTTAATTCTCTTTTCAATCTAGCTACCTCAGAAACAACAAATTTTCTTAAATTTTGAGAATTGTCAATGTTATTGATGTAATTTTTCAATATAAGTTTTTGAGATTCTGAAAGAGTCGAGTATTTTGAATTAAACGAGTCTACTAAGAACTTATATGCTAATAGTCTAACCTCTTTTGGTTGTTTCTGATATTCTTTGTTAGATACATCCTCTGTTATTACAACTTTATCTGTTGTTATTGATTCAAAGATTGTATTCTTACACTCTACATATTCTTTTGGTGATTGTGATTCACTATTTTCAAATAATTTGTATGCAGATGCTAATTCTTTATAATTTGAAACTCTATATTTAAAAAAGTCTTCAATAAGATATGAATCTTTTATAGATTTGATTAAATTGTACTTTTCTCTTTTTAAAGTACCTTCAATTAACTTAGCTCGTTCTTTTAAAACAATGTTTAAGAACTCTTGTGCTTTATATTGAGAGTCAAAGTTCTCTTTTGTAAGAGCTTGATATAATTTTAGCTCTGTTGCGAGTTGAGAACCTTTTGTAAAGTGTTTTTTTATAATCTGAGTTGCATAGCAGGTATTATCTGATAAAGTATCAGAGGCAATTTGTCGAACTAATAGTTCAAACAGAATTCCTGTGTTTTTAAATTTACTATGTTTTAATTTTCCCATTTTTATTACCTTAATTATTAACAACTACACTATAAATATCTAAAAAAAAACTAAATCGTGTCATCTATTAAATTGTTCTCATCTAACAACCCACCTTTATCATTAGGTTTGGAGTCATCTTTCAAAGATTCAAGTATTACACTTCTTGTTTTTCTCTTCATCTTACTAAGACTACTTTTCATAGCTTCGGCTTGTTCATATGCCAATGGTGATATCTTATGTTTACTATAAGATGTCTCTGGCTTGGACGCTCTTCTATTCATTTTTTGTCCAATTGGGTCTCTTCCAAATGGATTATCATCCGTTTTGTAGTTCCCTGCCTTTGGTGGTCTTCCCGCGCCATCAAATCCACCATCTGGTGCACCAGGAGGGTTACTTGGAACACCCGAATTACCATATTCGTTTTGTGAACCTTCTTCACCATCACCATTTTGTTGTATCATAGCTAAATCATGTGGAGTACCAAACGACTCACCTGATTTTATTGGGTCATTACCTTCAGATTCTATCTGTTCATGTCTGAAACCTAACTTAAGGTCGTTTATTACCTTACCTTGTTCAAGTTTCCATTCATCGTCTGACATATTAAAGATGTTTTTGTATACCCATTCTTGAGATACCATCTTAAGGTCTTTTAAATCACTTGCAAGTCTTGTTTTTTCAGTCCAAAGATTTGCTTTCTCTTGTTCGTATATGATTGATGGGTTAGTCAACTCTAATTCAAAGTTAACTAAGTCTGCATTTTCATATCCTTGTGAGTATAAGTGAATGATTGCAATCTTTGTTAATTCAGATAGTACAATTTTTTGTAATCTCTCAACAGTTCTTGCGAATCTAATATCTTCTTGTGCTAATGTTGCTTTACCCTCAACACCTTCTTCATATCCAATAAATGCTTTTGGAACTTTAAGTGCTGCTAACATTCTATTTTTTAGATATTCAATATCATCAATACCACCGAATTCCATTCCACTTAGGGAATCAATCTCAGTACCACTTTGTCCACCTCTAACAGGTAGATAGTAATCTTCTAACATATTTTGAAGGTTGAACTTAAGGTTGTAGTCACCTGTATTTTGGTCGAGGTAAGGAACTTTCTTCATTTGGTCAATAATACTTCTCATGTGATTATCAACTTCATTAGGTGGAATGTTACCTACATCGATTTTGAACACTCTTTTTTCAGGCGCTCTCATAATTCTATGAATCATCATTGCGTCTTCCATAAGAGTTAATTGTTTCCAAGTTTTTCTTGCACCTTCAATTAGAGAACGACCATATGGAAGGAAGTTTGTATCTGACATTAATCTAAAGTGTGCCATTTGATAAAACTCCATATAGTCTGCTTGTTTGTTAGATGCGACACCATGAGCTGCGCCAGCTGAACCTAACTTAAATCTAACTTCATAAGGATTCTCTGGATTAAAACCTTCTTCTCTTTCTATTTCATATGCTGACATTGGTGATGCGTTTACAATACCCACACCTTCTTCAATATCAAGATGTAAAAAGTAATCACCATATTTATTCATACCTCTAATCCAAGACCAAAGGTTAAACTCTATATTCAGTACATCATAGAAAAGGTTTTGTAATATCTTTTTTACATTCTCGTCATTTGTCTTAATTCTAAGAACATCACCCATATCATTTTTTAGGGTACATTCATCCGAGTATATATCTAATACAGATGCGATGATTGAATCTTTATCCATCGCTTCATAATCTGTATATAATTCTAATTTATTTGAATGGTAGTTGAATTGGTTATTATAAGTTTCCCAATGCTTTCTTGTAGTGTGTAATCTACCGAACCTATCATAATAGGACGAGCTCCTCAAGTTACCTTGTGATTGTAGTCTTTGAGTATCGATAGCTTGTGTGTTACCTTTACCAATTCTACGAACAACAACTTGGGTGTTGAATAATTTCTTTAGTCTACCAAATAATGATTTATCTGCCATATTTTCTACTTCTAATTATATTGTATACTTATACATTCTATAAATATACAAAAAAAATAGTTTATTTCCAAATTTTATAACAACCAAGTTAAATCTTGGTCATTACCATGCTGGTCTTTCTGTTTCCAAGGGTCTATTCCAAGGTTTCTATTGTTATAAGCACCTGGTTGATTCCTTTTTATGTGGGTTAATGTAGTTCTTGTTAAGTCCATACCTTGTTGTCTTAACTTCAATGCCGTATCTCTAACCCAAAGACCTGTTGAGAAAGATATTACTAAATCATCATTATAACCTCGTTGAGCTTCTGCTCTACTACCATTCCATATAAAAACAAACAACTCATCGATTAATCTTTTTGACCTAATCATTGGTGTTCGTTCTCTCATATAAGTATCTAATTTAGATATAACCAATGGGCGAGTTCTACTTGTCATTGAGAACCCAGGAACCATATCGTCTTTTCTTTTTAAATCAAAACCTTTTCTAAGATGAATATCCTCATCGACATAACCTAAATCTCTGTATGAATAATATAGGTTTTGGTAGTTTCTGTCTATAACTTCTTGTATTACTGCCCAACCAATGTTTGCGTTTTCAATTACAAGTAATGCATTGTTCCAATCAGTTGCAACCGATGTTAAAAATGCACCATATTGTTTTGTTTCAATCTTACCTTTATATTCAGCAACTTGTTCCACAGTCTCAACATCAAAGACATGAAACGCAGAATAGTCAGTAGAATCCCCACGAGCAACATCAGCCACAACAACATAATCACGAGAATAGTTAGGGTAATCCCATAACCAATAATTACCATCAAAACCTCTTTTTTCAATAGGGTCTTTAACATGCGTCTCTTCATACCATTTTAATGTTGAACCTTCTACTACTGTATAACCAGAACTGATGAAATCACAATCACATTCTTGTGCTGCTCCCTTTTCACCAAGTAACTTTGTTTGTTGTTCTCTCCATGCTTCATCTCTTTCTGGATGGACACTCCAATGTAACTCTATCGGATTCCATTGTTCACCTGCTTGTCCTTGTAACCATATTTTGTGAAAAAAGTTACCGACACCATTTGGTGTAGATAACACGATTGCCCCACCACCAGTTGATAGTGTTGATTGTGCAGATGTCCAAATTTCTTCTACATTATCGATAAATGCAGCTTCATCAATTACCAATAATGATAATGCTTCAGAACGACCCGCGTCACCTGCAGCAGATGTTGCTTTTATCTGAGAACCATTTTTAAGTCTTAATGATAACTTGTTATCTTCTTCAGTATTACCTCTTAACCAAGATGGTAAATTCTGATGCATGAATCTAACTTTAGTAACTAAGTTTTTTGCAACCTCTTGTTTAGTTGCAATTACTAATACATTTTTATCTTCATGAAATAACATAAGCCAGAGAGAATATCCGGCTGATAGTGTTGATATACCTAATTGTCGTGATTTAAGAATTACATTAAATCGATTGTCGGAAACTGCCGACATTAAGTCTTCTTGGAAGTCGTATAAATTAAAAAGAATTTTACCACGAGATGGGTGTTGAATATAACAATACTTTCTAAAAAAATATACGGGGTCTTTAGCACATTTTAAGTACTCTTCCTTTATGATTTGTTTGATATTCTTTTGCATACATTTACTTTTTCCCCTTGAACGAGATTTTCCAATAGACTCTACCGATTACTATTGGTTGGAAGTTCTGATTAACACCAAGCCCCACTCCATATACATTATCTTTTTTAGATTTGTAAAGTAAGTCTCCAGATAAAAAGTTTATTTGCTTAGAATTACCACCGACACTTACCCCACCAAACAATTTTGGTTTATTGAGGTAAATGTCATTAGTAATGGTTGTAGTTGGTATTAATACTTGGGAGTCAAAGTTTCTACTAAATATCTTGTTTTGAGATATTGTATCTATAATAGTAATGTAACCCAACGAATCTAACTTAAGAGTATCTTGATAGACATACTTGCTATAATAATCTTTTAAGATTTCGAGGGTATCGATTTTAGTTTTTAA